TGTTTTTAGCATTATAAATCTGTGTCAAAGCAATATTTCATGAAGAAAATATTTCTATGTTGAAAGTTAGTATTCACAATATATTGATTTATGTGTAATACAGGTAGACTTAAGTTACACTCATGAATAAGAATAACGTCAAATTTTCTTTGAAATTTTATCAATGTTGCCTTAATGAATTGTGAATTGATAAATGTTTAAAATGAGGAAGAAGTGGATGTATGAGGAGCCTGGTTTTTTGGGAGGGTAAATTTAAATCTAGATTTAATATAGTGCGCACTACTTGTAGTTATTAGTCCTCGGCCATTAGTTGTTCTTGAAATTGCTCATAGTTGTCATATACATAGAACAGTTTGTCCATTTCTTGTAAAGTGTTGCATGAGAAGAATTCAGCTAAATCAACAGCAAGGTCATACTTAGCATTTCTAGACCCACTTTCAATTTTATAATAATAAGAAGTGGAAATGTTAAATAATCTTGCCATATCCTTGCATGAAAATCCCCTTATGCATCGTTGTCGTCTTAAGTTAAGTCTCATGAAATCTCTCCTTTTACAAAATTTTTCAAGAATATTATAAAAAGAACAGATTGTCATGTCAAGAAAATTATAGAAAAATATGGACTAGTATAACAATTGTACACATAGTGCAATGTCTTTTACTAACTAAGCTATCTTTTTAGACGGTTTACCCTGCTAACTGTTTGATGAGTATAGAGCAACAAAGTAATCCTTGCAAGTAAGATGTAATACTGTGGAATAGTGGTTCTCACTTAGCTAAAGTCAGAACTGGTAAGATGACAACTAATGTTGATGTAGCAACAAATGATGTTGGGGTAGTTAAGAAGGGTTTTCGTGAGAAGCTTGCCAAATGTTATAGCAAAGATGTAGATATGTTCATCTATCTATTATTCATATGTATAAGTTTTTAGGTTAGAGTAACTATTAATATATACAAATTTTTGGAGCTACCTTTAAGGTGGTTCCTTGATTTTATACAGGAATATCTAGAATGAGCAATAAGAAGCCATATGAAAAATATAGTAATAAACTATGGTATAAGAAAAGTGATTTGTAAAAATTTGAATAGTTTACTGTTATAATGCAGGAAAGTAACAGTGTTGTGTAGAAGCAATATTTATGCATATAACTCTAATGTCATGAATAGATTGATGGAAATGTTGAGTATGAGAGAATAAGGTAGTTATGAACTTTAATCTACTTTGTACAAACGGAGGTAGGAGCTAATGCGTATATAAAAAATGTTATTTTTGTTAGGTTATAATTACTAAAAATTATAATGGCATCAAAGGGAAAAGCAGTCTTAAGTTGAATCAAGATTTATAAGTAGTTGTTAAATCCGTTTTTAATCGCAATAGTTGCTATTAAGTTGTTACAAGATAAATAATAAGAAAGGATATGTTAGTATGATTTGTAGAAACTGTAATATTCAAACTAATACTTCAAAGGCAATATGCCCAAACTGTCAAACTCTATTTTCTAATTATAGCATTGGAACTCTTGGTTCTCCTGCAAGAAGATTTGCAGGATATTTGATAGATTATGGAATAGGAGCTTTCCTTGCTACATCTTTTATATTAGGTATGTTTGACCCTACGGGAGAAACCTCAGTAGCAATATTTATGGTAATGGTTGTTTTTTATTTAGGCCAAGGAATAATGTGGACAAGAAGTACGTCGATTGGAAAAAAAGTAATGGGATTGAGAGTTTACGATAAGTCAGGATACAGAGTTGGGTTTTTAAAAATGATTGTAAGAGAAACAATAGGCAAAATCATAAGTGGACTAATATTTAGTTTGGGATATATATGGATTTTAATTGATGATGAAAACCAAGCATGGCACGATAAATTTATTAATAGTGTTGTTATAAAAGAATACTAAATGTTAAGAATTTTAAAGATGGGTATATAAGACTGTGAATTGTAAACATATGCTTTATAATTTAAACAACAAATAAAGAAATGAAGCCAGACAGCTATTCCTCAGTTTTGTTTAATTTTATGCAGGATAACAAGGCAAAAGCATTTTGAAAAGGAGAAAAAATGAAGCAGAAAAATATAGTTTTAGTATTTGTATTGATTTTGGCAGTGGCTTTAATAGGATGTAATATGGAGGTTTCTCCTGAAGAAGTAGTAAAGGATGCATTCTTTGAACTTAAAAATAGTAACTTAGACAGTTTTAGCAGTTACCTAACTGATGAAGATAATTTCAATGATAATAAAGATTTATTTAATTTTGAGTTATTTGTAGAAAATTTAGATATAGAAGTAAACAGTTCAACTATTGATGGTAATTTAGCTAAAATAAATACTACAATTTCAAATACCAATTTTCAGGTTGTATTGCAAGAAACATTTGCATATGTAATACCTATAGTGTTCGAGAATGCATTTTCAGAAGACACATTAAGTGAAGAAGATATGAATTTACTATTAGAAGATACAATGAGAGAAATGATTTTTAGTGATGAAGTAGAGATAGTATCAACTAAAGTAGATATCATTTTATTGCAAGAAGAAGGAACTTGGAAAATAGAGTACACTGATGATCTCCAAAATGCAATATTCTATGGCTTAAGTAACTTCTATGATGATATAAGTGAAGCATTTGAGCAGGATTTGTCTTATTCAGATGATGTAAGTATGAGTAATAACTATTCTAGTAGCATAACAATTAATCCCAAAGTTATTTTTGAAAAAAATGACATAGTTATTACAGTAACAGGTCTAAATATGAAAGGGTTCTTGGGCCCAGAGATTTTAGTGCTAATTGAAAATTACTCAGACAAGAATATTACAGTTCAAATTAGAAACAGTACAGTCAATGACTTTATGATTGATACTCTTTTTTCTTGTGATGTCGCAGCTTATAAAAAAGCTAATGATACTATCACTTTAGCTTCAAGTGATTTGGAGATGGCAAAAATTGGTTTAATAAATGAAATTGAATTTAGTTTCCACATTTTTGATTCTAGCACTTGGGAGGATATTATAGACTCAGATATTATCACTTTACATACCACAGCTGATGCTGCACCTAACCAAAACAATAGCTTTTCTGGGTTACTTGCTTATGAAGGGAATGATTTGAGAGTTATAGTTATGGGATTAGATATTGAAGATAGCTTTTGGGGTGCAGACTTGTACCTATATATTGAGAATATTTCAGAAAAAAATCTTACTATACAGGCTAGAGACGTTTCAATAAATGGTTTTATGGTAGACCCAATTTTCTCAAGTGATGTACTATCCAATAAAAAAATAATTGATACTATTTCATTTATGGAGTCTGATATGACTTCTAACAGCATAACTGATATAGAAGAAGTTGAGTTAAAACTTCATATTATAGACTTAGATTCTTGGGATACAGTTGAAGATACCGACTCAATTGCTATTAGTTTTATTGAAGAAGAACAAAACGAAGATATTCCTGCTTTGAGTTTTATTAGTAATTTATATACTGCTTCAAGTATTAACGCGTATAATTATGAGCCAACAAATATATTAAACACTTTTTCAAATGACACACCAGAAATATTTGCTACTTTTGAAGTTGATGGTTTGCCAATAGGAACAGATATCCAAGGAGAATGGGTTTATGAAGGAGAGCAAGTTGCTGTGGCAGAACTATATACAACAGAAGAAAGCCAAAACGCTTATTTTTCATTTACTATTCCTGATTCAGGTTGGCCTAGTGGTTCTTATGAGATTAATATTTATATCCAAGAAGAGTTTTCAATCGGTAAAAGTTTTAATGTAAATTAACAAGTTATTTTACATTAAGGATCTATCATAAACACTTAGACACATAAGAGATAACAATCAATATTGTGGAAAAGAGATTCATGCTCAATAGAAGTCGTAGCGGGTAAAATAACATTATTATTTTTTTTGGAACTGGTTCAAAATAGAGTTAATATTCTATTGAATCAGTTTCATGTAGACTTCCTCCTTTGTATTATTATGTCTTCTACACGACAACTAGTCTGACATAGGGGGACTAATTCTTAATTATGATAGGCTTCTTTATAAGCTTGTATATAGTGGTTTTGTAAGTAGAGAGTCTTTACTAGTGTTGATATTCTATTGCTTACATTACTGGTAAGATGACAACTGATGTTGCTAGCAACATTTGATGTTATTGTTTTAGTATATGTTTTATCATGCTATTATTATGTTATGGAAGATGATATTGTGAATACTATTACTGCTAAATCAAGCCGCATTTTTTTCGGAAGAATCCCGTTAAAGAGATAGATACAACTATAGAAGATTTGGCTGTAAAAATTAATATTAATCATGATAGTGCATTTATTGAAATAATAGGTAGTAAAAAGGTTGAAAAGTTAAAAAAGCTTATGTTTGATATATTCTCGTTATTTTTTTATATTTAGGAGGATATCCTTAAATAGAAACAATAAAGGTAAATGGAGAAGATTTAGATTTAGCTAATGTGCTAGTCAAATATAACACACATAAAGCTTTTAGAAAAGAATCGATGTCTTTATGTAATATTAATAATGACACTATTAATGAAACAGTTCTTAAAAATTATAGACAGGTAAAACAACTACCAATATATACTTTGTAATATTTACTGTCTGGAGATTACAGTAGTGTGTTAACAAATCACAAAATAAGTCTAATGTTACATGTGATTGAAGGGCTAGTTGGTGATATTCTTACATCTTGTGATAAAAAGAGACTAAAAGTAGAAATTAATGAATAAACCTAGATTGCAAGAATAAGTTAGCAAAGAAATCGAAAATAAAAATGAAGAAAAATGCAGAGAAGAATTAGAGAAACTGCTGAAGAATAAAGACTTTCCCGGTAATTATATGACATTAACTTATTACATATGTAATAAGTACTTTTTTTATTATCATGATAAATATGACTTTGGCATTTTACCTATATTGAGGGTTGATAAAATGAAGTTTTTAAGGGTATTATTTGATACAAGAAATTGGTACTCCCATTATCTAGATGATCAAAAGAGGCCAAATGAGCTTACTGAAGGTAATGAAATACTAATATATGTTTATATTATTAGTCACGTAATAAGAGCTTTTACTACGGACCATATAGAAGTAGCTTTTAATGTAGATAGACAAGTGGAGTACTACTACGTATTATATGATTGGGTTAATAATGAAATATTAAAGAAATAATACCCATTAAAATCTGAGACATATCAAATTAATAAAAGCATAGAACTCATAGAAGAACACTTTTTAAACTTAGAAAAAGCAGAGAATATCTTAAAGCAATCATAACTTAATATTGTATTAGAAATATATTCAAAAATTATAGATAACTATTTATTTACTGGTAAATAGTTATCTATGTTTTAAATTGCTTACCTATTGATTAGAAAGACTATTAATCTAATATGATAGATAAAACTTCTAAGAGATACTCAAAGAGTAGTAAAGGAATTTTATTATCTTTATAGAATTAGTAAATAATGTAATATCAAGATATTTGGAAGTATTTATAAAGAAATGATCACACAACTTCCAAGTAACTTGATATAATAATACTAAGTATCTAATTTTTTGGAGGGACTAAATTGAAATACACACAAAATCAGATCAATCAAAAACTATGGGGAGCATGTGACACTTTTAGAGGGACAATAGGTTCAGACAAATACAAAGACTATATTCTTGCTATGCTCTTTATAAAATACTTGTCCGATAGACATAACTTATTAGTAGATAATTTAAAAGAGCAGTATGGTGATGATAAAGAAATGATAGAGTTTGAACTGTCAACTGATAGATTCAAGTTGAGTGATGAGTGTAGATTTGAATATATTTACAAAAGAAGAAATGAAGAAAATATTGGAGAAATAATTAACAAGGCTTTGCAAAAAATTGAAGAAGAAAACTCTGACAAACTAGAAGGAGTATTTTCTGATGTGGACTTTAATAGTGAAGCAACTTTAGGAACATCAAAACAAAGGAATGGTCTACTAAGACAACTACTAGAAGATTTTAATAATGACGTGTTAGACTTCAAATGTCATATAGATGCTAAAGATGATGTTATAGGTAATGCATATATCTACCTAATAACTCAATTTGCTTCTGATGCAGGAAGAAAAGGTGGAGAGTTCTTTACACCTAATGAAGTCTCTGACCTGATAGCAAAGCTAGTTGCTCCTGAAGATAGATCCAGCATATATGAGAGAATCATTCAGAAATTGATACAATTTAATGAACCTCAAATTTGCTGCGCGTAGGGGTATGCATAGTGAAATAGGGTATGCAATTTAGAAACCGGGATTGACCGGTTATTTTTATATAGAATTAAATCAAAAATTGGCAGTTTTACATTATAATTACTTTAAAAGAGGTGGTAATGTGAATATAATCAGCGAATTCGATAGAACTATTTTAGACGTGTCAACTATTTTAGGTAGGCCTATAGAAAAACATAAATACAGAATAATTGATAGAGGTGTTCCCCACCAACCGAAGGTTCTTCCAGTTCAAACGATGGGTGTCTACACATTTTGGTATGAAGGAGAATTTCTTAAAATTGGTAAAGCTGGCCCTAATAGCAATGCTAGATTTTTTAGCCAACATTACAACCCCAGGTCAGCAAGGAGTACATTGGCAGCCTCAATTTTACAAGATACAAGAATGCAGGGAAAAGGCCTCGATGAAGGTAACGTAGGGCAGTGGATAAAAAATAATTGTCGTAGAATTGATATACTATTAGATTCTGATTTAGGAATATTCTCGCTAGAGCTTATAGAAGCAGTACTGCACTATAAATATGAACCAGTTTATGAGGGGTTTTCTAATCAAAGATAGATTTTTAAGTTAACAACAAGAGCACTGGATAGAGAAGTCAATTCTATGTTTGGAGGTTAGGATATGGCACTGTTTATGATTAAGTATGGAAAAGAAGAGCATCTGAAACAAATTGTAGATGGTTCTCTTCGATTTGCTCCATCACAGACATATGTGAAAATGGAAGAGCTACTACACAACAAGGGACAAGGTGATCTTCTAGATGGGAAGATGAAAATAAGGTTTGAGAGCGCTAAAATGTATGATCCAGATACAAATGAACTAAAAGGAGAAATTCCAAATTGTGTGGCTACAATATCAATTCAGGATGTGAATGATATGCCTATATTTTGCATCTCTCATTATGGAGTTGATGATACAGAATGTTATAAAAACATTAGAAGTTACAAGATATCGCTCAGCCAGGACAAGTTAAACTGCATAAAACAGGATTTTAGTGAGGCGACACATGCTTTAATTATTCTTGAGCCAGATAAATTTATAGCCGGAGTACAAGCGATAAAAGGTCATCAGATAATACACGATCAAATACGTTATTATAATTATGACAGTAATTCACTTCAAATGTATATGTACTTAGCTACAGGTAATACGGAAGAGAAGTTTAATGAGAGGTTAACACTAACATATGAAAATAGATATCGGCATTTGTTGTGTAAAGATATAGATTTTGAAAAACAGCAAGAGTACCGATTTATAGTTTTAGATGACCTAATAACAAAACCTGTGTTTTATGATTATGAATTTTCTTCAGAATATGTTCTGGTTCCAATTGATGACTTAAAACACGAAATTACTATTGAATTGCCAAGCTCCTCACAGATATAATTTATCGATGAGGAGCTTGGCTTCAAAAGAAAGTCTTTAAACTTTTAATTCGGTACTATTTTTAAATGTAAATCTGATATCGTCTTTGGAATATACCGTGATGAACTCACTTAGACTGTGCCAGAGGAGTAGATCAAAGTCTGTGAGCAGTTTATCTTGCTTCTTGAGTTCGTCGAGGAAAGCAGCCATTGTTTGGCGTCTGGTCACTTTTTCCTTAATCTGCCTGGATACTTTTTCTAAATCTTCTTTGGTAGTGTCAAACCTCTGTACTAACCCATTGTATCTTCGTTGGTACTCTCTTTGGTCTAAGGCAACATTGGCATTTTCATTTATGCATTGCTGCATCAGCTCAGTGACAATCTCTATTTCATTTTGAAGCTCGGTCTGTTTGGCTTCTAAGGGACCAGTGTCATAAAGAACATCCTTCATGGACTCGAAATTTGCTATGATTTCATCCTTGTCTTCCAGGAGCTTATTAGCAGCCTTCACGAAGAGTTCTTTTATTGTATCTTCATCGAGGTGGGGAGTGGAGCATTTTTCCTGTCCGTTGAACTTGTGGTTGCATTGCCAGACTGTGCGTCGGTACTTGCTATTTGAGTGCCATACCTTTGAACCATACCAGCTTCCACATGCTCCACATTTTATCTTGCCAGAGAATATATGAACACCGCTGTGACGTTTGTTTGCAGGGTTTCTCTTTTCTAACTCGCTTTGGACCAGGTCGAAGACCGCTGGCTCAATAATCGCTTCATGGTTATTCTCAACATAGTATTGAGGGATTTCACCCTCGTTGGTTTTCTTCTTTTTGGTCAGAAAATCTACAGTGTAGCTTTTCTGTAAAAGCGCATCTCCTTTATATTTTTCATTTGTGAGGATGCGTTTGATGGTGCCTGCGTTCCATTTATCTTTCTTCGCGGGTGATAAAATGCCATCTGCTGTAAGCTGCTTGGCAATACCGTAAGGCGTCATGCCCTGTAGGAACATGCTGAAGATCCTCTGGATTATAACTGCTTCCTTAGGGTTCAAGACAAGGTTACCATCTTCACCTCGATCGTAACCGAGGAAGTGCCCAAAGGGAACCGTAACCTTCCCGTCTGCAAATCTCTTGCGCTGTCCCCATGTGACGTTCTCTGAAATGCTACGGCTTTCTTCCTGGGCAAGGGATGACATGATGGTGATTAGAAGTTCACCTTTAGAATCTAAGGTCCAGATATTTTCCTTCTCAAAATAGATCTCGATTCCTTTTTCTTTCAATTGGCGAACGGTGGTGAGGCTGTCTACTGTGTTCCTTGCAAATCGGCTGACTGACTTGGTAACGATGAGGTCAATCTTGCCGCTTAAGGCGTCCTGGATCATGCGCCTAAAGCCTTCACGCTTTTTGGTGTTGGTACCGGATATCCCTTCGTCGGTATAAACCTTCACGAACTCCCAATCTTCTCGACTTTTAATAAAATTGGTGTAATAATCGACCTGCGCCTCATAGCTTGTGAACTGTTCTTCGCTGTCGGTAGATACGCGAGCGTAGCCAGCTGTGCGGCGTTTTCTTTGCTCATTAATTGGCGTGGAAGAAAACTGCCTGAGAGTAGCAGGTATGGTTTTAACATTTTTAGCTGTCTTTGTTCTGCTCATGCTTTTTCCTCCATGCCTCTTTCATTTTTTCAGCTTGCCTTTTCTTTCTTTTCTCTGACCAGGCTGGTTGTCTGCGTTTAAACTGCCATTGCTTTGTGATCTTACTGCCATCCTTCAGCTGAAAGAGAAGCTCTGTGTTGGAAACAACAGTGATGCTATCAACTTTTTCTTTAAAAATACCTTCATCAAATTCTTTAATGGAAAGGACATCGCTAGATATTGTTTTTAACATGTTCTCTTCCAATCCGCTGTGGCCGCAATCTGTGTGAGGGGGACAGCGCCAATGGTGGGCCTTCTGACCACTTACTCGAGGGCTTGTGTTTCTGCGTAGGTTTTGCTCGCACTTACTGCAGTTGATTTTTCCGGTGAAACAAGTGATGTTTCCAGAGCTTCTTGGGTTCTTCTTGCTGTAGGCTGACTTTGCAGCGCGAGCTTCAGGTGTCCACCAATCCTTCCTGGCCGTGGATTTCCAATGTTGAGGAATAACCCTGCCGTCATGTAAATGAAAGATGAGTTCATCTGTTCCATTCACCACAACTTTTTCAACTTGATCCAGGAATACATCTTCATCAAATTCTTCTAGGCCGAGCACCTGGGCACAGACACCTTGGAGTATCTTCTCTGGGATGTTTTTGGCACTGCATTCTGACACGCCTTTACGGTCTTTAGTCTGGCAAGTCCAAATGTAATAAACATCACTTGAATGCTTGCTTTGTCTTTTGCCGCTGCGCCTATAGCTGACACCACAGTTTCCGCACTTTATCTTGCTTGTAAAGCAAGTGGTGTTGATAGATGGATTTGCGAAAACACCTAACTTTCTACGCCTTGCGATTTCAGCCTGTACCTTTTCATAAGTTTCTAGGTCAATTATGGCTTCGTGAGAATCTTCTACCCAGTACTGTGGGAGTTCTCCGTTGTTGGGCTTTAACTTGTGTGTGATATGGTCCTCAATAAAACCCTTTTGTAAAAGCATGTTACCGGTATACTTTTCATTCTTAAGGATCGCTCGAATTGATGTGTTTGAAAAGCGTCCTCCGGTATATGATTTGACACCCATTTCTTCCAGCTGCACTTCTGTTTGTTCGGCGGACATTCCCTTGAGGAAGTTATCATAAATCAGTTTTACAATCTTCGCTTCCTCCGGCTCAACAACAAACTGCTCTCCGTTCCAGCGGTAGCCATAAATACTAAATGAATTAGGCTTTCCTTTCTGGAAATTCCTTCGAATGGCCCATTTTACATTTTCACTTGTAGAGCGACTTTCTTCCTGGGCAAAGGAAGCGAGGATGGAGAGCATTAGCTCACCGTCGCCACTCATTGAATTGATGTTTTCTTTCTCGAACCTTACCTCAACTCCGATGTCTCGAAGGTGGCGTATTGTTTCCAGCAGGTCTACCGTATTTCTAGCAAATCGCGATATGGACTTGGTTAGTACAATATCGATCTTGCCTGCATCACAATCTTCCAGCAGTCTCTTGAACTCATCCCGGTTTTCAGTCGTGCCTGAAATCCCTTCGTCTGCATATACACCTGCATATTCCCATTCTCGATGAGTCTGGATGTATTTGCTATAAAAGCTGACTTGCGCTGAAAGAGAGTGTAATGTTCTGCCTTTTTCTTCGGAAACTCTGGCATAAGCAGCAACCTTTTTTCTTGTAGGCATTACCGGAGCGGAAGGTTCGATTCTATTGATTTTCCGCATAAACTCACTCCTTTCAACACTATACATCACTCTAAAAGGCTATGAAGTCAAGTTAATGTGAGAGAATAGTGTACCTAGTAATGGCCTGTATTTTTCAAGAAGATACTCATCGATTAAGGCAAATTCCTCCGGGGTAATTATGCTTTTTTCAAGCATGGATTTTGCAATAGAAAGACTTGATTGATATTGTTTTTCAGCTCTGAATTGATCGTCTGTCATAGTACATCACCGCCTTTGAAGCGGTCGTTTATATAGCAGTCATGAGAACAATACTTTCTCTTTGAATTGCCATAAGCGGTAAAGGAGCAACCGCAATAAGCGCAGGTGAAGGAGTAGATGGCTTTCTTATTAACCTTGTCCTGATTCGAGTTCCACCATGTAATACGACAATCTTGGTTACAGAATTTCAATTTCTTTTTTCCTGAGATCTGTATAAGCTCTTTACCGCAGTGTTTACAGTATTCCTTATCGGGAGTAACTGTAGCTGAGTGATTGGCCTTGATCCCTCCTAGCTTATTTCTTTGGCAGTGGGAAGTAACAGTACTTTTTGAAAGACCTAGGGCTTGAGCGATTGTTGCATACCCGAACCCTTTAGCCCTAAGGTCAGCTATTTGATTTTTTTGTTCTCCAGTCATTATTAATCCTCCAATCGGAGGGTAGAAATCCCTCTCACCATTCACAGGACAGAAGAGAGCATATTGAGTACTGAAAAATAAAAAAATGCCGCCAAGTGCAAGAGAAGCACCTAGCGGCAAAGACTCAGCTATTCAATTTTAATAAAGGCATCACTAAAGCCAGCAGCTTTAACTTTGGCCAGCATAGCATCCGCATTGGACTTGACGCTGTAAGCCCCGACCTGGACCCTGTAAAGCTTCTGAGGCGGGGGAGTGGAAGGAGTAGGAGCCGTCAGCAGCTTTTTAACATCAGCCCTGAAAGTATCCATACTCTTACCATGCCTAGAAAACCAGTGACGAGGATCTCCGTGATTGCTGGCGATTTTCTTCTGATAGCCCTCGTAGTGGCCAATGATGTCTTTCTCTGTCAGGTCATAGAGTTTACAAAGGTAAGCACAAAGCTCCGTGGCTTCTTTATAAACTGTATTGAAATAAGAGGCGTCGGACAGGTTGTCTTCGCAGATTTCAAATCCGATGTGACTGTTGTTGGCGTCACCACCTGCATGCCACCCTCTATGATCCCATGGCAGGGTCTGATAGGTAGCGACGGTTCCATTTTTAAGTTTTCCGATAAAGGCATGGACACAGACTTGTCTGCCACTTGGTCTATGCTGGTTCCAATGATTGTTGTACTGGTTTTCTCCCAAGATGCCATCATCTGGACCAACGTATCTACGTAGATATGGATTGTTAGCTCCGGTGCTGTGGACCATAATGCCCTTGGGCTTGATTTTTCTACCTGCTTTATAGCATTCATTTTCTGTAAAGATAAGTTTCTTTAGGTTCATAGTTTTTCCCTCCTACAATTTATTGCAATCTATAGATAAATAAAAACGCCACAGGCTTGGCCTATGACGCTTCTACTAGAATAGGTATTTTTGATCAGTTATGTCGTCTTCATTTAAATCTCTTGTCTCATTTTCTTTCCCGCAAACCGGGCATGTGCCATAATAATCTCTAAATGTTAAACTCCCTTCTAAGTGCATTAAATACTTCACTAAGATTAACGTCGCACCACAATGGCATTTAATTCTGGTCACTTTCATCCCCTCCAAAAACATTATGCGAAGGGGATGACATTTTATACAGCTAATCCAGTTTTCCTTCATCAAAAATCTGATCGCTGTTTTCATGCCAATAGAAGTCTAGAGTTTTGTGGCAGCATGGACATTCCTCTTGATAGTTCCTGATCACCATTTTGTCACTGAAGAGCAAATTGTAATTGATGACGCATAATGGTTCTTCGCAATAGCTACAATGAATAAATACCATTTGAACACCTCCATAACTTACATATGCAAAGAATGCTCAAATGGCAAAATCATTTATTACTTTGTTCCATCTTTATCTCCACCGTCTTTAAGTTGTTCCAAAACATCGCGGAGCTTTTCTGGAATAGGCAGTCCAAGTCTTGTGGCATTTTCAATAATGCTGATTCCTTCATTGGATAGGTAGAAGAAGATCACTGCCGTTCTGATAACACCACCATCACCTATGATGTTCTGATCAATGATGTGGGCAATGCCTACCAATGAAAAAATAACGACTTTCTTGAAGATGCCCCGAGCACCCACGTCACTGGATAAATGCTTCTCGATAATGGCGCACATGACACCAAGCAGATAGTCAATGACAACAAAGGCAATCAGGGCATATAAAAATCCATCGTAACCTCCGAGAAACCAGCCAAGCCAACCGCCAAGGCCAGCAATAGCCAGTTGAATATAAGTCCAAATGTCTCTCATTGTTTTTCCTCTCTTTCATGTAGATTTATATATAAAAAGACGCCCAGTTAAAGGCGTCATAATCTGATAGAAATGGGCTAAATTAGTAAGGTGCATAATAGACATAGCCGCTGGCTTTAGCATAGAAGCCATCTCCTGGAATGTACATGGCACCGTCAAATGTATCGTATTGGGACGTTGTGAACCCTGGCTGATGCAGGCATTCCCAGGTAACCCCATCAGAGGATACACAAAGACTGCTCTCTTTTAGAAGCGCAAACTTCCCCCAATCTGGCATCCACATGATGTTTCTAGGATTAGGAATATTGTTATTTGCCAGATCTCCTACCCAGGAAAGATTGGTCTCTGTAATCTGGGTGGCATTATCGTTCATCACGCAGAGCTTCACATAGTAGGTATAATCGCCACCCACATTGGTATAGTTGAACTTCATGACAAAGAGCACACCATTGATAGAGCGAATGAACATGTACCTTGTATCATTCACATCTTCAGGAATGGTTGTTCCCCAGCTTCCTGGACTTGATGTGCTGGCTCTGGCGATGGATTTGTCACCACCAACAACTCCTACAAAGTATCCTTTATGCTTGGTTAGGTATTTGAAGATAGGGACAGAGGTTCCATCGGAACCTACTAATGTCCAAGCTGTTCTCTCCTCAAGTGAATCAAAGCTATAATAAACCGGTGATTTATAGTACCACCAACTGACCACACCAGAGCCCCTGTCCATATCATAAGCACCACAGGTCATGGCATTTTGCGCTCCGGCGCAGTACCCAGCGTTATGCCAGGTGATACCGTCAAAGGATGCGATGATATTGGCGAGGCCCACGATCTTGGCGATAAATACACCATCTGCAGCATAAAGAATTTCTGGCTGTCCATGACTCCACCAAGGAACACTGACAACGGTCCATTGTTTAGTGGTCTTGTTCCAATAGGACATGTATGGAGTCTTTGCATAATAAACAGCTATCTGAGCGTTTCCGTTATCATAGACATTAATCTGTCTTTCACTTCCGTATTGGGTGTAGCCAAAATTGTTATAGTACTTCTTGGTCCAGTTTAAGGTAGGAATAGGAAGGACAATGCTGCCTCTACCACCAAAAGCAGTCCAGATGGCCAAGGTGTTATTAAAATTACGATCATAGCTCATGGGTTTCCTCCTTAAACTTTCTCAATGGCTGTAATTCTTCCACTGGAATCAGTGGAGTAGGAGTAGCTTCCAGTGGAGCCATCGGCATAGGTTACTTCAAAGGCTGCAGCATCAATCAGAAGTGAAGAGACCTCTTTAAGGAGAAGCTCTGAGAAAATATCTTCTAAGGTGATGCTGGTGATCCTGCCACTGGAATCAGTGGTGAAGCTGTACTCGGCATGATACTGGTGGGTATCACCTTTTTCCACTTCGTAGGTCACATTGATTTTGTTATCAACCACCGACAGCGTTTTTACTATGGTGTAGGATACGCCTAAGTCATATACCTGGCTTTGAAGATCATCCACGGAGCTTCCTACATTAGAAATAGAGTTTTCTATGCGATAGAAGGTATCAGAAATACTTGGCCTGTATCTTCCCACCTCAACGCGGATGTTGAATCTGTAGAATGGATTATATTCAAGAGAGATGATCCTGGTTTTCACATTGATTCCTAATGGATTGAAGATGATGTGAACATTATCACCAACAGCCAAATCCATCAGTTTGAAAAAGGAAATGTCATAGGATGATGCATTCTCCCTGGAATCATGGGATACAGCCACGTTTGTAACATTCTTTGAACCCATCACCGGGATATAATCATTGGAGCCTCTATGGCTACGAATGTTAATGCTATAGCCATCGTACTGGATTTCACCACCCAAAATAGCAATGAACTGCATAAGGGCAGCTCGCCTTGAAACCTTCTGGTTGATTTTCATCGTGACGCTCTCTGTAAAATCCACAATCCCAGCTGAAAAGGGAGTGCCTGCAAGGAGCTGGGATAATCCTGTAGCTGGATCTCCCGTAAAATCAAACTCAGTGATGTTATACATATCGTGGTTGAGCAGGTAGGACACATGCTCACAAAGAACAGAGCAGACCGGCAGGCTCCCTTGAATTGATTTACTGATTTGGACCAGTTCAAAATACTGATTATCTAGTTTTGCAATTTGCTTTGTTTTTAAAGCCAATGCAGACTTCGCCATAACAGTAAATGAGAGGGTAAATTCACCCTCTAAGGTTTCTCTAATGTTTGAGCTGATGACTTTCTTAACGGACTGAATCATGGTTGCTCCTGCGTAAATTTCAATCAAGGGACCGCCTCCTTTCTATTAACTTCCTGCCACACCAAGGTTTCTAACTGTGACGGTGTTTTGGTTCCACTGAAGTTGTGCAATAACTCTTGTTAGAATATTACCGTCAATGGTAAGAGGGATAGTTACATCAAAGACTGCTCCGTCAGAGCCACCGAGACTTCCTGTTACTTGAGAGTTCAGGTCCAAATCAAAGTCTGTAGGAATAGCGCCCTGCATATCTTTTTCCACATCACCCATGGCTTTTTCGAAGCCCTCTCCAATACCTTCACCCATGTTGGAACCAATGCCTGCAAATACCTTTGAAGGAGATCTAATACCAAGAACCTTCTTAACGCCACCAACGATCCCGTTGACCATGTTTTTTACTTTTTCTCCAAGCCAACCAATCATCGATGCAATACCGTCCCATAAACCTCTGGCGATATTTCTTCCCACTTCTAGTATGGATGGAATCCCACGGGCTAGTCCGGTGACAATAGACATGATGATCTGAGGCAGTTGAGCCACGATCTGAGGAATGGCACGAATAAGTCCCATACCAAGCTGAATGGTCAGCTGAACCCCCATTTCAATGAGCTTTGGTAGGTTACTGGTGATGAAGGTAATGATGCTGTTAATAATCTGAGGTAAGGACTGAATCAGTGTTGGCAGAGAGTTTAAAAGTCCCATAGCCAAGCCGCTGATAATCTGAAATGCTGCATCTAGTACCAAGTCCAGATTGTTGATTAAGGTGGTAGCGATCAGAATAACCGCTTCTACAATGGATGGAATAAGTTCCGGCAGCGCATCTCCAAGTCCAGTAGCTAAAGTTACAATCATCACTAGCGCCGCTTCCACCAGGGCAGGAAGATTGGTAATAATCCCATCCACCAATGTTAGAACAAGCTGCAAAGCACCGTCTGTAATTTGAGGTAAGGCTTCGATAAGGCCACCTACAATGGTCATGATGATATTCGTTGCCGCTTCAATAAGTGTGGGAAGATTATCTAAAATCCCACTGACAAGAGCGAGAATCAAATCAGGTGCAACTTCTGCAATGGCCGCAATAAGTCCAGTAACCACATCCAGAATTTGAGGAAGGATGACAGCAATCTGTTCAACCGTCTGCCTAGCTCCTTCTTTTAACTGCTCAGCAGCTCCTTCTTGACCAGTGATGAGGCCCGTCAAACCATCTAAAATCATGGTAAAGCCAGGGAGGAGCTGTGAGGTGATATTGTTTTTCACCCCGGCAAAGGAGCGGGTGAGATTGTCCATGGCATCTGTGTAGTTCACCGCAGCATCCACAGATTCATCACTCATGACTAGCCCGAGCTCACTTGCTTTGTTTTTTAGAGTATCGGTGCTTTCAGCAGTTTGATTCAAAAGTGCACCAAGCTCAACCGAGGATGTTCCCAGTAGGTCATTGGCAATGGCCGCTTTTTCACCTTCATCAGAGATGCCTTGTAGACCTTTAATGGTCATCTCAAAGACTTCTTCTCGGGATTTGCCCTCAAGGTCCGCCATTGAAATTCCTAGTCGCTGAAACTTCTCAGTGGCTGAAGAACTACCATTGATGGCATCGTCCACGGTGTTATTAAGCTTCTTCATCCCGTTTTCTAAGGATGAAATACTGGCACCGTTTTGGGAAAGGACATAGTCCCACTCTTGATAACCCTGCCTGGAAAGACCAATCCTTTGGCTGGCCTTATCGATCTCATCCCCTGCGGCGGCAGCATCATTAGCCATATCAAAGAGCTTTTTACCTGCGGTGACAGCAGCAGTTCCAATGGCAGCCATGGCAACGCCTATCCCGGCAGCCACACCTTTCATAACTGAACCGAGCTTTTCAAACTTACCACCTGAATCATCTGCCACTTTTGCAGAGTCTTTGATTTCATCCCCAAACTTGTCCGCTTCTTTACCTGCATCATCAAACCCATCACTGGCTGCATCCAGAGCCTTGTTGTTGTCATCCAGCTCTTTTTCCATTTTGTTTAGGTCTGCATTTGCATTGTTCAGCTGGATCTGCCAGGCTTTTGTTCGCTTGTCATTTTCCCCAAAGGATTCAGCAGCATTTTTCAGTGCAGCTTCAAGGGTGGATACTTTGTTTTTCTGAGCGTCGATCTCTTTATTTAAAACTTCATTTCTTGCTGTAATCGCCTTGATTGATTTATCTTGCTTATCAAACTGTGAGGTGACCAGATTCATTTCAGAACCCAGCACCTTGAATGTTTGATTGATATCACGAAGAGAGCTCTTAAATTCCTTTTCACCCTCAACACCGATTTTCAGGCCGAAGTCCGACATAGCGTTCACCTCCTTTGGGGCATAAAAAATGACACCGCCTAAGGTGCCACTCTAAATGATTTTGTTATAGAAATTCCGGTATTATCTCGTCGATGTAGCGCTCTTGTTTCGGTTTCGATATTCCGGTAAATTGCTTGTGGCATTCCCAAAGGTCCATTAAATAGCCAATGGGCATAAGCCACACTTCATCTTCTAAACGTCTTAAATGGACTGTTCCAAAGTAGATAAGTCG